GTATAATCTCTACCACTTTGTTTAGCTTGTAGTGCTTGTTGTATTTTTGTATCAAAGTGAGCATTAACATTCGGGTCATTAATAACTAAATTACCCACCGAACCTGGAGGAAAAGAAAGACCTGTAAAATTATGGGTAACAGTTAAATTACCTGTAACATTTTGTACAAAATTTCCTACCTTTTCAGATACTTTACTTCCTATGTTCGAGATACCTGTTTCAGCTTTGGATATTATAGGAGATAATATTGATTTTGTTTTATCATATACAGCACCAACACCCTTTTTGAAACTATCCATAGCTTGATTATTAATACCCATTTGTTTACCAACTTCATCTAACATAGCATCGCTAGCTCCCTTAAATGCTTCCATCGATGCATTAATATCTTTTTTGAATGCTTCGCTCTGCATAACTTGACCTAATGATTTACCTTTGTTTTCAGGATTTGTATTAGCATTGTATAATGCAGTAGACAACGCACTCATTGCTTCTTGTAGTTTATTAGAACTTTCACTATTATATGCTCTTGCACCTATCCTTAATGCTATACTATTAACAGTATTCATTATATTTGTTGTGGCAGTATATTGAGATCTGGCTATATCAATCGGATTTTGTGCAGCCATTTTTTCTTGTAGTTTTTGGAATTCACCTATACTACCTCCCATTTCTTCTATTGAATGGAATCCTTCCTCCATACCCATTTTTTTAGCAATATCCTCAGGTATATCAAAACCAACTTTACCACCTTTTAATGTTGCTAAATTTGCAACAAACTCCTTTTGGTCAGGTTTTATACTTGGGAACATATCTATTTTGGACATTATTTCAAATTTGTTTGCTGCCCTAACAGCCATATTTGTCAATTCCCCTGTTGACATACCTAAAGCTTTGGCCATTTCATTTGCTCTTCTTAAATTAGCACCAGACACTTCAAATCTACCTTGTTCTGTATTAAATGTGGCTAAACTTTTAGCAGCTCCTATTAAACTATCTTGTAAACCGTCAACATTATTTGTTGCATCATACATTAATTTTATTGGGTCACCAAAATCACCAAATGCACCACCTAAAGCTTGTAAATTAGCAGTCATATCAATTGCTTTAGCAGGGTCAAATAAATCATTAGCAATATTCAAAGTTTTATCAATAGAAATACCTAATGATTGAGCTTGTTGAACCATTCTGCCTAAACCTTCAATGCCGTTTTTAAACCCGTATGAATTTAGTTTATCTAAGTTTGTTACTAATGTATCTGTTACCTTTTTGGCATTAAGGCCCATTCCAATAGATGACTTTCCAATATCATTAACCGATTTGGCTGCATCTGCTAAACCTAAGCCAACACTTCTAAATTTCTCTACATTTTCTAATAGAAATGTGTTTGATTTAGTATATGCAGCTGATGCTTCTAATCCTTCAGCTATGGTTTGTTTTCCAACTAAAGCAAGTTTTCCACTTGCTTCTGTAAGACTTCTAACACCATCAATGGTGTTTTTCATTGTTACTCCGTAATTGGCAACTTCAGAACCGATGAAACCAATTTGTTTTCGCATACCGTCAGCTAACTCTCCATACGCTGAGCCCTGACCTTCTAAATTAGTACGCATCTCTGCGTCCATTTGTGCAATTGTTTGAATTACCTTTGTAGCTCCACCAGTTAAATCACCAATTAAACCAGGTATGTCGAAACTTGACAATCTATCAACAATTTTGTCCACAGTGTTTTCAACATCATTCAAACCAATTCTATATTTTTCGGTATCTAATTGATCTACAAGAGGAGCAGTTACTAAACTAACTGTTTTCTCAAGAGCTGAAGAATTGGTATTAAATTTTGTTTGAAGTTCACGAAATTTACCATCGATATAATCTTTCGTACCAGGTGATACATCATCGGGTTTATTTTGGAGTAACATATATTAATCTATTATTTATAATAAATAGCTTATTCATTATTTTCTAATAAAAGGCCAACAATGTTATTTTTCTCGTGTATAGGTAAATTAAGAATTTCATTATATGAAAAACCATTCCTTAATAAAAATAACGTAGTTTGTATTTGATTTTTTTTATATTCCGTAGAAGGGACGAAAAAAGTCAACCCCAAAATCCACTAAAACTGGGATTTTTTCTCCTGATGGGGCTGTTACTTCAACAATTAAATCTAAACCTGGTTTATTTTCATTCACGAATCTTCGAATGGCTTGTGAATCTTTAATTGGCATATTCTGAATAAAAGTATAAATCGCCATTGGGTCTCTATTTCCTTCAATTGATTTAATTAACATTTCCAATCTTTTGGTGTTAATTGGTGGTACAGCCACAGAGGAGTCATTTTTGATTTTATCTAAATCACTCAATTGTTTTTTGTTCAAAAATTTAAAAGTTATATTTTTTTCACTAACAGGAAGGAAGAATTCATACTCACCATTAGCATCTGCAATTAAATTGAAATCTTTGGTTTTCATTACCGATAAATCTATAGTAGCTAAAAATTCTTTGTTTGTTATAGGATCATTTAATTTAATTGTATATTCACTACCAAAAGCAGTATTTCTTAAGAATACTAATATTGCTTGTATGTCTTCATCTACTATTTCATCAATTGAAATGTCTTTATCAAGTATTTTTCTTTTCAATAATTCATCAACAATTGAATTATTATCTGATTGAGATAAATTTGGTGATTGTAAAATATTTTCATCTGCTGCAGTTAAATAAGCAACTCTTAAACTTTTTTTATTATTTTTATAATAAATTCCTTGTGAGGGTAATGGGACTACGTCATATTGAATCGTAGGATCCACTCTAAATGTTTCTTCCATAGTATCAATTTATATAATAACTATGGTAAAGTAAAGTTTTTTAAATAAAAAAACCGATACCCACAAAATAGGATACCGGTTTAATTTTAAATTTAAATTTGTTTTAATATACTAAAATACATCTATCAGGACGTAAAGTAACGTCAATATCTGCAATTTCATCTCTAGAGTAATCTAATTGACCAAAGTTGATGTCTTGCAAAAATGTACCTTGTAATGTCCATTTTTCAATAACAACACCTGTTGGATCAAGCATCTCCAAATCAATATCTTTTTTATAACCAGCAGCATAACCCATTCTACCAGTTACTGATTCTGCGTGTAAACGGAACCATTCCATTAATGCTTGAGCAGCTGAAGGTCCAATTGGATCTCTAAACTTCACTTTCATAGTATCCCAAACGAATCTACCAGCAACATAAGTTGAAGTATTAAGGAATTGTATTTCAGTTGAGTTTATTTTAGCACTAGGTCTTTGTGAACTAGATACATACCACTCATTTATACCCATTGATGAAGGAAATCTTAGGATAAATCTATTCTGTCTTTTCGGTTCATATGGAACCGGCATCTTCATTAGTAAATCTGCCATATTGTTTTATATTAATTGTTTTTGTTTAATTATCTTGTTTATTATAAATATCTTCGTTTTAAAAAAATATTTTTTCCATTTTACTTGACTTTATCAATTATTTTCCGTAGTTTTTTACTAGAACCAGTTTTAAATACTTTTTAATCAATAATATTAATTATCTCTATTATAATTAAATACTTTAAATTTCTAATTAATTAATTAATACCTCAAATAAATCTATAATATACTAGTCTAGTATACTGGATATCATTTTTTTTCTTATATTTGTTCCACAAATCACAATAATGTTCCACATTAACATATTTATTTAAAAATAGATTATGAGAATAAGAAACCCTAAAGGCATTTATAAATTAACATGTAGCAAATGTGATAAACCAATTGAAAATGAGTTAGTTGGGAGACAAAGATATTGTAGAAAATGTAAAGCAGAGAATACAAAACTACATAGAAAAAATTATAGTGAACTGTCAGAAGAAGAGAAAATGAAATCGAATGCCAGAGCTTACTTACATGTCTATGTAAAAAGGGGAAAATTAACCAAACTTCCTTGTAGTATTTGTGGTGATGAAAAAAGTGAAGCCCATCATACCGATTATAATAAACCAATTGATGTTATATGGTATTGTAGAAAATGTCATTTGGAACAACACAAATAAAAAAAGGGGATGTTTTAACACCCCCCTTTATTCTTTTTAATATTCTTCCAAATTACGCATTTTCAAATGATGCACCTGTTGGTGTAATAATGAATTCCAAATCTATGAATTCTAAAGAACGAGTAGGTTGGATGTATATTTTACCACTTAACAGGTTGTTATCCAAATCAGAAGGATCACTAGATACCGTTACACGGAAGTCTGTTAAACCCCTTTCTTTTTGTATTTGGGTTAGAATTGGATTTACCAATCTTAAGAATTCTTGTCTAACTGTATCGTCATTTTGTTCAAATAACAATCTTACAGCTACCGCAGATATTAATAATCTAGCTTGTAATAACAATCTTCTTACATTTAATCTATCCAAAGCTGATTGTGCAACTTGTAATGTTTTATTACCCCAAATGATAGTACCAGTGTCTGAGAATGTAGCAATTGGGTTGATATTGTTGTTATATAGATTATCTCTATCGCTTAAAGTTAATTTAGTAACCGCTTTAATTGAATTTACTAAACCTCTAGTATAACCTGCTGATGCAAACCAAGGATAAGCAACATTATCAGTTAAGGCAATGTTTCTTACAACCTCACCTGTTGGTGGGATGTATACTTGAGTTGAATTATAAGGATCAGTTACTTGAATCCAAGGCCAATATGTAGCTGAATAGTTACTATCATAACCTTGATTTTGTATTGCTGAAATTACTTCTGCAGCTGTACTATAGTTTGGTGAATTTATCACGTATACTGAATCCGCTCTATCGGTTTCGATCATATCAATTGTTAAATTAGTTAACGATGAATGATCGTTAAAATTTAAACCTGGTGTTGCAAACACATTGATAGCAACAGCTTCAGGGTTAGCATATGTTTGAATGCCTTGTAAATAAGCATAGTAATCAGAATTTCCAAAAGATGAACTAAATACACCTCCGTTATTTGTATTACTTGCATTATACAATGCTTTACCGAAAATATAACCATCGGTATTTGTTCTTGTTTGTCTGTAGATGTCCCAACCATCAAAACCACCAGCTACAGCAAATGTAAATTTACAAGCATTTTTGTTAGTTAATGGGTTGTTATTACCTGTTTGACCTTCTAAATCGTATTGAGTTGTTTGATAAACAGTATTACCTGATACATCTGTTATTCCCGCAGCATTTACTGACAAGTGGAAACCGAATGTTGTTTCATTTGCGCTTTTCCCTTTATATTGGAATAAGCTATTATCATAATATGTTTCAAATGAATTAGAAGAAAATAAACCTAAGGTTGTTTTTCTTAATGAATCACCACTTGAGATATGTGGAGTACCGTCAGCTTCATAGTACATAACATCACCTGCATTATAATATTGAGTCTTGTAAATTACGCTACCCAAATTACCAGGTGTTGCATTAGAACCATTATTAAGTTTTCCTGTGTATCCGTTATAACTTGTAAAACCTTTGAAACCTGCAGGGAATGCATCAGAAGGGGCATTATCTGCTAAGTTAATCATAATGTATTTTGATTTTAATGGGAAATTACCATCAGATGTACCAATCTTCAATCCAATATAACCTGTTAAAGAAGGGTCCATATTACATCTTGTCCAACTTTCTAATATTACTTGATTATCATCTGTATCATTAAAATCACGAACAACTATATCAAAATCACCTGTATTGATATTAATATTTTGAATAGTAATTTTAATTTGATAGTTTGCCGAATCACCGTCTGCAATTGGTATTACTTGGAATAAATCGTGAACAACACCACCTCTAACTTCAGAAACTACTGTAGGGGACATTGGTGTATCCCATTCATTTAAAAAGTCGTGAGTATCCGCGTTATCATCCAAATGTTGATAAATGTTCATATCCAACCCTCTAATCCATCCTTGTTGGAAAGCTACGTTAACTAAATTATCATAGATTTCATAAACATATAATGGGAAATTTTGATATGTTTTATCAAATGGTTGGTTACCTAAAACTTTAGGAGCATATTGTGTAATTGAATTATTCAATGAAATAACGAATGATGTTGCACCGTTAGTTCCACCTGTCACATTCAAAGTGAATTCTGCAAATGGATTAGATTCAATACCGTTACTCGAACTTGCACTTACTAATTCGTAAGCTGTAGAGCCAGCAACTTCTAAATCTAATGTATGAGTTGCGTCATAGTGACCTCTCGATCTTAATGCCAAAGCAACTACTCCATCGTAATTTTTATTAAGAGAAGCCGGATATTTGTATCTAACAACATCAAATGTGTTACCAGTGTGGTTGTAAACAAACAAATATGCATAAACACCATCAATTGTGCTATCTGTAGCACCTGTTTTATGGTAGAATATGTTATACCACTCTTTATTATTGTTATTATTAGCTGTGTAATTACCTGTTAATGGGCTGACTACTTCATCACCTGATTGTGAATTTACATCTGCACTTGGTATTAAACCAATTGTAAACCAATTACCATCATCACCTGATGTGTAACCACTAGTTGTGTTTAAAATATAATCGGTAATAGACATACCATTATAAGCTGTTTTACCCGAAAGTTCAACATATATAGCACTTGCTTGCTCGCGTGAAAGGGTTGTTGCTGAAAACGTAAAGTCTGCTTCACTAGGGGTTGCTTCTTTATTTACGTTTATACCTCCTAATGTTTTTATTGCGAATGTGTTATACGGTTTGTAACCTGTTAAACCTAAAACTCTGGTTACAAATAACTGATTTGATTCTTTCAAATATGAATTTGCTACATAAGGTAATTCATATGCAGGATTTCCATTTCCGTCTTTTGCAGGGTTAGTTGATCCGAATGTTGAGCTGAAACTATCCCAAGATTGTATTAAAATAGGTTCGAAAGCTGGACCCATCATAGTCTCACCCGCTAAACCTAATGTCGTTACTCCGACACTTTGAGCCACATACGTTAAATCTACCTCGGAAGTGTAAACACCGGGAGATACGAATACTTTTGATGCTGTTGCCATTGATTGTTATTAATTAAAAGTTTTTTTATTATTATTCATAAATATCTTTATTTTTATCAAAGATTTACGTATTTTCAATATAAAAGATATTTAACTATCTTTTTCTATCTACAGAATGGAAACAGAAATGAAAAATGTTAAAATAAGTAAAAAACATCACGAATTGATTAAGAACTATTGTGATGACAAAGGATTGAAAATATATAAGGTTATACAAAAATGGATTGAAGATAATTGTAAACCCAAAAAAAAGGATATATACGGAGAATAAACTAGTAAGAATAGTTTATTGTAACGTTCGAGGGTATAACAGGTTCGTAATTAAAAGACACAATATTTTTATCAATTACTCTATACCCCACATTTTGTATTTCTTCTAAACCATTAATTTTGATACTAATAACGTTTTTAATTTCGTTTACAACGGTGAAACTTGGTGTCCCTCCTGTATATACAAAATTATTTGTGGTCGATTGAAAAACCCTGCTCGTTGGTATTAAAAGATTTGATACTGTTGTACTTAATATTATATTTGACATTTTAAGAAATATAAATTACACCTATTTTGGAGTTTATGATTGGTTCATCGAATAGATTGATATGTGTCGCGTCTAATAATTGATAACCAAGATTTTCTGTTTCCTCAAGACCGTTTACATCAAAACTTAACATTGCTTTAATTGGATTACTAATTTCGAAAGTTGGAGTTCCACCTGTATATGTAAAATATTCTTTATTAACTAAAAGTACATTACCAAATGGATCCATCAATGTTGTATTTGCATTCTTAATGTATGTTACGGTAACCACACTTCCATTTAATGGTGCATCCGAGAAGGTTATTCTTGAAGATCCGCCTATAAAAAAATAATCGGTATTTTGTTCTTGTGTTAAACCATTTATTTTGACTGTTATCAATATTCCAATATTTTCATTAACATTATACACAGTATCCACACCATCAGAGCTAAATGTAACAGTTGTAATATCTAAGTTTGCTACTTGATTGATTTCTTTTTTCGAACCTTCATTGGGTGTTTCAAAAAACAACAATGCTCTATTGACTGCAGGAGATACTTCGAATTTTTCACTATCCAAAATGTAGCCATTCATAGTAAATTTATATGTCTGCACGTAGAAACGACGATTTTCAACTGTATTAATTGGTGAGGTATCAGTAACCCCTTCTAAAAATACAGGTATATAATGGCCATTAACAATTTGATAATCCTGCATACTTGATAGGTTTTCTAACACAACTTTATTCATTGCATTCAAATCCCTAAATTTCGTACAAACAATTGTTACTTCATATTTTATATCAACTGGAACAGGTTGTGGGATTCTGTAAACATCAGCACCTGCTGTGGTCCCATTCCAAGTTTGTACAGTTGCATAATACCAAAGAGCTTGCTGTGGCACATTAAAAGCGTTAGATGGATGAGTTCCATAAGTAACTTCAGGGTTCCTAATAATAGCGATAAATGGAACTTCAATATTACCATCATCATCACTAAAAGACCAGTTTTGTGTAAATTCACCCCATCTTTGGATTGTCATTATTCTTTCAATAATTGGAATCTGCAAACCATCGGACACAATTGTGTATCTTGATTTTACATAATCTAAAAAACCTCTATCTAAGTCATCGTGTAATATTGATTGGGGAAGTTTTGTTTGATTTTGAGTAAGTTGTTTCAATAACTCTTCTCTACGAGACATACCTTTGTTCGTATTATAAATCGACAAACTTTTTTTTCTTTTTGCTATTCCCATATTAAACTCCTCTAAATGATACGTCTTGTACATAAGAACATTCTATTGTTCTATAGTACGGTTTATAACCAAACATATTGTGCTTATTATCGGAAACAATTTTCCCATCATTAACCACAGTATAAAATCTTGTTTTTGTCTCAGATTCAGGATAACCTATATAATCACCATATCTTATATCTAACTTCAATTCATCCAATTGTTTTATATAAACCGAAACAACCAAATTACCTGGTTCGAGATATCTTATTAAACCTTCCTTGTAAGTTTCATTTTTAGGGGCCTCAATTTTAACTATTCCACTAAATTCAACAGGTGGGAAATACTTAATCTGATCGGTACCAACTTCCAAATATACATCATCGATATCCGTTTTTTGTCTATCTACTCTATATAAAACAAGCTTCATATTCAAATCCCCTTGCAAATATTCCTGCCCGATTCTGACTTGTAAATCAAAGTCGTCCTGACTGAAAAACTTACCCAAACGGGTAATTGGTAATTTATTATCCATTCTAATAAATACTTTAGAAATATAATCTTTTTGGTTATATTTTATATATAATGGATACGTTAATACCTGAAATTGAAGCGAGAAATATATTATTGAACTATGAAGGTTCAAACAATCAATTATTGGAATGGAAACAAAAATTTGAGATTCAACAAAATTTCAAATTAACGAGACCACAATCTGATTATGTTTTAAAGTTCCATAAAGTAACCCCTAAGGTTGCAAAAAAATATATTGAAATAGTATCGACATTTGGCGAAAAGTTGATGGAAGATATGTTATTACCTAAAGCACCAGAAAAAATTTGGTGTGAAAAATTGTTATGTGATTCTGATAAAGCATTTCATATATGGGGTAAAATATTAGACACACAAAAAAATCACGCAATATGGTTACCCAAAGCAGCGGTAATGCAACCTGAAAAAAAATTGAATAGAGTTATCGATTATTCAAAATATGGAAGTAGACCTCCAATGGAACATCAAAAGATTGCAATTGAAAAATTATTAGCAAACGATAAGTTTATATTGGCCGACGATATGGGGCTTGGTAAAACAACCGCATCTGTAATCGCATCTTTAGAAAGTGGCGCAAAGAAAGTATTAATTGTTTGTCCCGCATCTTTAAAAATAAACTGGGAAAGAGAAATAAAAAATTATACCGATAGAAGAATATTAATTGTTGAAGGCAGAAAATGGGGCTCTACTTTTGATTTTTATATCATCAACTATGATATAATTAAAAATTATCACTCTACTGATAAAAGTGAAGATAGCGATGATTATAAATTATTAGTGAACGTAGGATTCGATCTTGCAATCGTAGACGAAGCTCATTATATTTCCAATACCACTGCCAACAGAACACGTTTACTTAATGATGTTTTAGAAAAAATTCCTAAGGTATGGTTATTAACAGGAACTCCAATGACATCAAGGCCTATCAACTATTTCAATCTTTTGAAAATTGTAGAATCTCCTCTTACTTTGAATTGGCAAAGCTATGTTAGGAGATATTGTAAGGGATATCAATTTACAGTTGGAAATAGAAAAGTATGGAATACAAGTGGCGCTTCTAATTTGGATGAATTAAGAGAAAGAACTAAAAATATAGTTCTTAGAAGAATGAAAACAGACATACTTGATTTACCTGAAAAAATAATAACCCCTGTATTTTTAGAATTGGAGAGTAAAATGTATGATGAAGAAATACAAGAATTTATGAGGATTACAAATGACAATAAAGATAAAGAAACTTTAAGTGTCACTATTAATCGTCTAATGAAAGTAAGACAATTAATTTCTTATGAAAAAATTCCTGTTACTTGTGAATTGATTGATAAATGTTTGGACCAAGGAAAAAAGGTTATCATTTTTACGAATTTCACAATGACTTTGGATATGTTAAATGAAAAGTACAAAAAAAATTCAGTAGTCTTAGATGGCCGTATGAGTAAAGAAAGACGTCAGGAAGCTGTGGATAGATTTCAGAACGAAGACAAAATAAAAGTTTTTATTTCTAATATTATAGCTGGTGGTGTAGGTATCACTTTAACGGCCGCAGAAGTTGTGATTATGAATGACCTATCATTTGTTCCTGCGCACCATAGTCAAGCGGAAGATAGAGCTTACAGATATGGCCAAAAGAATAGTGTGTTAGTTTATTATCCCATTTTCGAAAATACAGTAGAAAAAATAATTTATAATATTCTACAAAAAAAGAAAAACATAATCGACCAAGTTATGGGTGACGGAGAATTTTCCGAATCCTTCAGTAAGGATTTAATCAAAAGTTTGCTTTAATTGTATTGATTGTATCTTGGATCATAATATCCAACTCCTCATCTTCAGGGTTAACGATGTTAATTAAAATTTTTTTTGCATCTATATCTAATCCAATAAAATTATCATCTCCTTCAGTTTTATAAGTGAATTCGAAGTCGTTTTTACCTGTAATGTGGAATAATTCGTTTAATTTATTGCTCATATTGTAAAATATAAACTATTTATTTAAAATAGTAAATTATTATGTCGTCAACAATTATATCACCCGCAGAACGTGACAAACTATATACACAGGTTTTGAATGTATTGGGAGCACCTGTAAGAGGAATCGAATTAGCGGAAGAACAATTAGATACCTTTTTGGAGTTATCACTTTCAGAATACGAGCAATATGTGGAAGATTGGTTAATTGAATCCCAATGGTCATCATTGAACGGATTAGACCTTGATACTCAATCTTTAAGTAGAGCATTTACAACTAAAAGTTTAGATTATGAAACAAGATGGACGTATGCTTACTCTAAAATTGTTGGTTTACAAGCAGGTGGTGATTGGGTTTTAAAAAAAGATTTTATTACATTAACTGCAAATACTCAAACCTATGTGATACCTGCTGGCCGTGAAATTAATGAAATGATGTGGTTCGAACGCGCGTCTTTAAGTGATTCAATTGTGGATCCATTTTTAGGGGGTTTTGGTGGTCTTGGTGGGGTTGGTTTCGGTGGAGTTGGTGGATTTGCTCAAGTGGGAGCTTCAGGTTCTTATTTTATGTTACCTGCTTATGACCTTTTACTTAGAATGGGAGACAGAAATTTGAAAAACAGATTGATTGGTGGTGATATGACATATAGAATTACAGCAGGTCCTGAGGGAACTAAAATTGTACATTTATTAAATGTACCAGGTGGTAAATATGATTTTGGTTCAATACAAATGAACAATGCTCAAGTTTGGTATTGGTACTATGAAACAACTGATAGAGACACTTGTCTTGCTGAAAATAAAGATGTTGTTAAATTACCTTCAGATGTACAAACGGAACAATTAATTTGGTCTGATTTGAATAGACCATCTCAAAACTGGGTTAGAAAATATTTGATTGCTTATGCAAAAGAAGGATTAGCGAGAATATGGGGCAAGTTTTCAGGGGATTTACAAGTTCCTGATAGCTCGGTTAAATTAGATTACAATACCCTACTTACAGAAGCTAAAGATGAGAAACAAAAATTAATTGAAGAATTAATGCAAAGACTTGAAAGATTACGCCCTGATAAAATGTTAGAAAGAAAAGCGGGCGAAGCTGAGAATCTTAATAAATCTCTCAAGTTCAGAGCAATGCCCGCTCCTATACAAGTGGTTTAACTTTCTATTGCGTGAAAAGCATAATCGTGACCGTTGGTTTCAATTATCTCTTCTTCATTACTTATTGTACTTTTCTCTTGAAGAGAAACAACTTTTCTATTATGTTCAACCCAATATTGGTCAGCAAGTTCTAAACTGTTTTCAACATACATAAAGAACGGATCACGGCCCACACGATTCCAAAATAAAACTTCACTATCAGCAAGAGTCATTACTTCGTCAAATTTATCTTGACCACTCTCTTTTAATGGAAAACCATTCACTAATTGACATTGATTTTTAGTAAAATATTGTCTTTCTTGAGGATTTTCTACTAATATGCCATCTCTTATTTCAGGTTTGAATGCACATAATAAAGGTTCAATACGCTTATTAAAATTATTCAAATAACGAGCAACATTGTAATCACCTTTTAAATCAGGATTATCATTTATGTCTTTTTCAGAAATCATATAACAATTCACCTCGATGTAATTCATTGGCATCGGTTTACCATAAGCTATGTAATAATCTTCTTGTTGTTTTTTAGTCGCTTTGGTAATTTTTTGAACATCCCCTGAAGATTTTTTAACTCCATTATTAACATAATAGATAGTGTCACCTAAACCTGCAGGATAATCATTTTGAATTATTAGTTCCATATGCGCTTGACGAGACATTAATGAACCTGACTTTGTGGTTTTTTTTATGTGCTTTTTATAATCTTCAACTGATTGTTTTACACGTGCCTTGTTTGCTATTTTTGCTAATGGAATTTCTTTATTGTAAATTTTTTCTACATATGAATAATAAAGTTCAACAAAAGAATGTCCATCACCATTTAACAAATATTTTAAACCCTCATCCAAAAATTCAACAATGTATGTTTGTAATTTTTTTGATTTAATTGTATTACCTGTAAGCTTTATTTTTTCCTTTCCTTTCTTAATCATTTTAATGATGTAATTCTTTCTGGAAACATTTATACAAGCAGGTGCAATATAATCGATATCCAAGCCCATCTCATTTCTCATAAAGATATCATTGAACTCAGCTGTATCAGCTTCAATGCCTTTATATTCTTTACCACTTTCTGTTAATTCATTCGATCCCTTACCAATGTAAATATGAGTATCAATATCTTCGGGAGTTTCAAAATTCACACCATCCGTATCCATAACCAAAGGTTTATAACCTTTCTTCATAAAAAACATAATCATCATACGGAGACATTGCCTACCCACACAAGTAATAGTTTCACCCATATTCATATCACCCCAAGGAAATACGTGAGGAGCTGACAAACTTCCGAAATAAGCGTTGATGAAAATCTTGATTGGTAATTGTTTACGATCATACATTTCAGCCTCCACAGGGTTACTGTTTTTTAGTTCTCCTGCAAGTCTTTTATATTTAATACGAATATTACGGAAATATTTTAACATTGATTTTTGTACACCCATCACATCACACTCAGGAAATACATCGTAAACTAACTGTATAGATGGATAAAGAGACGCATAGTCAAACTTAACAATGTTCTTCGAGTAACCAACGTTTAATAATCTTGATAAACCACCAGTGATTGCACGTTTTTCATCTTTAGCGGGAATTGCTAAATTATTTTCATAAGACCAAGCTAACATTATAATTTTCCATAATGTAGCCGTACCCATTGTTGCAACTCTTTCGTATGTTGTTGGTACCAATTTAGAAAGTAAGAAAGTAGATTGCGAGAAACTATCATCAACGACCATAGTTTCTGTTAAGTCATCATCAAGATATTGCTCAACAATTTTTCTACCAGGCCATATTTCAAATTTACCAGGAAATTTATCTAAAAGACCTTCTGTTCCCACATCACCTATTTTTTTGTACTTTCCTGTCTTTGGATTGACATAATAGCTCTCATTATCGAGATAAATCTTAGATATTTTCCCACCATCGACATAAACACGATTAGGTTTTTCTTTTTCTAAGTACTGTGTTATATACTTTAATCCCCAAGATTTAATCTCTGAGTTTATTGCTTGAGCTCTTCTAACAGAATGTGCAATATCAATTAAATTAAAACCCCAAATAACGTGTTGTGTGTATGGTTCAACCTCATTTGCCAATTTCAACATTGCCTCTTTTTCTTTCATACCTTGTAGATTGAATATTTGAGTTAATGCTGTAACATCTACACCTAATATCTTCGCACGTTTAAGAATAAATGGCCAGTCAAAAAAGGCCGAGTTATAGCCACCTATAATTGTAGGTTTTAATTCTCTAATATATTTAAAAAACTCTTCAATACATTTTTTTTCACCATCCTCACCAAATGCAGGAATTGTTTTTTGCAGACCTTTGTTATCCTTAATTCCTATTAAAATTATAGAACAAGTTTCAGGATCCAAACCTGTCGTTTCAATATCGAATACAAATCTATGAACACCACCATAATCTTCAATACCTTTGAATAATCTTTTCTTTTTTTGAATCAAATATTGTTCAACAGGATTCAATACAGTGAAATATTGTTTGAAATTTTCATTCCAAGGGTCTATACCTCCATATCTGAAAAAATTAATTAAATCAGTATATGTTTTAAGACTTCTAACCAAGTATTTCATACCTGCTTCTAATCTTTCGTTTCCTTGTGTTTCTAATTTATCAATAATGATTCCGTGCTCTACCATTTTCTTTTTTTGTAGAGACTTTGATTCTTTATAAAACCCTAAACCTGTTAAATCACCAACCCAAAGAAATGGGGTGAATGTATCTTGTTTAATGATTTTACCCTTATCAGGGTCTTGAATAATTTTGGAAATTATATTTGTGGGATAATCGTACTCGACTCCGACGATGTATTTTTCATCGTCTCCACCATTGAGGAATTGTTCAATAACCTCTTGAGAGATAACCTCTTGCATATTTTATTTTATTTAATGTGACGTATTAGCTTGCGATTAAATCACAATTTGCCTTGTTTACAATATTAAATATACAAAAACAAAAGGGTAAAAAAAAATTATAAAGAAATATTATTTGCCACCTCAACAATTTTTACAAAATCATCATATGCTAAAATAAAAACTTCTACATTAAACTGTTCTTCTAAAAATTTTATATGTTCTAAAACAGGTTTTGGAAAATCTTTATATAATCCTCTTATTATATAAAACTTATCCATTTTGTGTTTTCTATAATATTTGAAAATTTTTTGAGGAAGTTTATCGATAACACTACCACTACTATTTTGATTAGTACAATCGGCGTAAATCTTTTTACTTACAGTTTCAATTATAAAATCAATATCACTGTTACCGCCTGATTTGAATGTGTAGTTATATTCTTTAAGAAAGTTAGAAAGTTTTTTTTCTAATTTGGCTCCGCTTACATTAATAGGATTTGTCATTTAAAATTCAATAATATTAAATTATAAATAAAATTTTTGAATTAGAAAATATTAATGTATAATTTTTCTCTAACCGGCAATATTAAAGTACCTGTTGAATTTAAATTTGTGTCTCTAAAATATATTGTTATTTTACCTTCATATTTACCCACGCGACGTGTTTGCTCACAATTGAAATTATAAACAATATAATAACTTGTTGTTGTTTGATTATATAATTCTGTCTTAGTAGTTATATAACAAGAAGCATCTAATATGAATGGTTCATTTGTAGTTGAATCTGACATTTCGAATCTGATAACAGCATTCTCTAATTGATCGTTAAATGATGACATATCATTTTTACCATCATCTATAAGTTGTAATTTTAAAATTGGTGTGGTTGAACCTTGTCTGATAAAAAATTCCATATGTTATAAATATAAAAAAAAGGAGATTTTTACATCTCCTTCTGTATTTTAATATAATTGAACAATTCCTCGATATGTGAACGTTCCTGTGTCTGTAACTTTTAATTGCGCATAACTACCACTGAATGCAACGGTAAATGTCGGATTTGGTGCACCTGCACCTGAAGTTACTTTAGAATCACCACCAATAGTTGAATTAATGGAACCACCCCCTTGAGCAACAATATAATTACTATACGCCGTCACCTTATTTGTACTATCTTCAACAGCTGCAAACGCGTAGGTCGCCGCTTGATAAGATGATGTCAAAAATTGATGAATCACATAATTATTTGGATTTGTAATTGATGTTGCTAAAATATTTGTTTGTGCGGTTGAATCCATAATCAAGGAACCGCTATTGATTGTTAATGAACCTGTGATTAATGCTGAACCAGTAACATTTAAAGAACCTGTTATTGTTTGTCCTGAAATAAACACGTTTGAACCGGTTATCGCAAATGAACCTGTATCTAAATCTGTTAGTATTTTATGTGTATTAATAAAACCGCTACCTGTAATGTTCAAACTACCTGTCAATTGTGTGTTACCAACTTGATTTAATGTACCATCGTGTTTATAAGCTCCGCTAATATAAGAAAACGAACCTGTCTGAGCCAAAAATGATGCTGAACCAACTAATTGCATATTACCTGCAGAAACCAATAACGCACCACTCACATTTGATAATGTAGTGTTCGGTTGACCAGGGATACCCGCGATATTGATAGACCCCGACGATACAAATATATCTGCAAATGGTCTATCTAACGTACCAAGAGTGGCACCTCTTGCTGTATTAGGTACAATATTACCACCAAGGGTAGTTGTACCTGAAATAACAAGATTACCATCTATTTCTATATTGTTATTTGTAGTCCAACCCGTGCTTGTTTGATGAAAAATTGAACCTGTAAGGAGATTACCCACACTAATTTGACTTGTAACACCTGAACTTACTATAGGTAATACGTCAGTAGATAAAGGGGTTGTTATTGAGGGTAAGGCCGATATTCGTTGATCAGTTGCCATTATATTTTAATTTTATTATTTGATTCTTGTAATAAATAACTACCATCTTCATTGAGAAGAAAAATAGTAGACCAATTATTCCAAAATCCATTATTTGTTAAGTATGTTGATGCGTCATTTCCCGATGTAAAGATTTGTCCTGCAGCTTTATTAGCAAAATATAAAAAAGAACTCTCATCAAAATTTTTAGATCTGTAGAAATCCACTGATGCTGTCAAACCAGAAACTTGTGTAGTTGTAGAGTTATCAGGAACGCTTTTTGCAATTACATAACCCGTTGATTCATCAGGTCCCATCCACCATTTAACTCCACCATAATCCAAATCATATCTTTCATTTGAATTGGAAATTGCTAAGTGTCCAACTTCCTCTGTATCAGGTATTGTTGAACCAGTGTTATAAGCGAAAAGCCTTGTTGTAGCCATATATCATAAATATCTTCATTTATAAATATCTTAATTTTAAAATTGGTGTGGTTGAACCTTGTCTAATGAAAAATTCCATAATTTATAAATAGTTTTATTTTAACAAGGTGTATTATTAATTGTTATTGTTATTGGTCCGCTACAAGTTCCGTATATATCTATTCTACTTGTTTGACTTCCACCGCCACCTGTGGTACAATATGTGTTACCAAGTGAATCCGTAACATGTACATAAACACCTGTATTAAATGGATATGTAAAATAAATGTAGAAAGGTTCTGTCGAATTATTACTAAAATAATAACTATATCTTCCCGAACCTCCATTTACAATACCTGAATATGTATTTCCACTCACATGTGTTGTGATATTTTGTCCAAGATAACTCATTCCTTGTATAACTTGTGAAGTGTTATTTATTATATCAAAATTAATTGTATAACAAACGAATGTAGGAGTTGGTGTTGGTGTCGGCATTGTTTGTGTTGGCGTTGGTGTCACACTATGTGTTGGTGTGTTTGTCACACTTACAGTTGGTGTAGCAGTCATTGTTGAGCTAGGTGTATGTGTTGGTGTATTTGATAATGTAATACTTGGTGTTGGTGTATTAGTATGAGTAGGTGTAACAGTTACTGTAGGTGTTGTAGTTGGTGTAATAACTACCGCACTTGAACTTGGCGTTGGAGTACTTGTAACACTTACTGTAGGTGTAAAACTATGAGTAGGGGTTATGCTTATAGTTGGTGTAGGAGTTGATGTCACCGCTATAGTTGTTGGGGTCGGAGTTGGTTCACCACCCTTATCATATACGGAAATAACAATAACATCATTTGCATTAAGAGATAAACCAGTTAGAGATAATGTATCTTGATTCAAAGATATTTCAGAAATTGTTACGATATTATTTTTTGTTACAATAACGTCAAATAAATTACCGCTACTATTATCGAATAAAATATTTATCACATCACTACCAGTACCTGTTACGGAAGGGTGTGAATATAAACCACCATAGTTATTAGCATTAAGAGGGAATGCATTGAAATCTAATACTTGAGTAGCGCCACTAATCGTTAATCCGGTTACTACTATACCACTTGCATTTGTATCATTATGAATAAGTATTGTAGGATTTGGTGGATAAACAAAATATCCATTATATGTTAAAGTATTAAATTCAAATTTACCCATTTCTTGGAATGGAACACAATTTTGAGTAAATAAATTCATTGTAGTTCCTGTTGATTCCACAAAAAATGTGTCTGTGGCACTTGTATTAATAAAAGTATAACCATCAGCTTCAGGTGTACCTCCTTTCCACAACGTTGCCTTCAAAAAAACAGGATTAACACCTACTTGACTATAAAAAGTTGAAGTAAAAGTTATTTCTATATTATGAGAACTAGGATTTTGAATTTTGAACTGATTCAAATCAAATAAAACCGCTTCTGCGCCTGTACCGTGATTATCACCACCATAAATCAAATAAGGCGTTCCTGTATATGGGTAAGTATCCATACTTGGACCTGCGCAAGTACCCACGTAATCATAATAATTACCGCCTGTTACTTGAACAGCATTGGAGTCCCCACTATTACTTAACATTATAGATGGGTTGGAAATATATGTTATTGTATCAGTGTCTAAACCGTCAGTAAAAAAATATTCAACGACCATATAATCAAAATCGAACGTAAAACCTGACGAAGGAATTGAACCAAAACCTGTTGGTGTTGGTGTAGTTGTAGGTGTTGGTGTCATCCCTAAAGTTGCAGTTGGCGTTGGTGTCGCTGATACACCTAATGTTGAAGTAGGTGTAGGTGTATGACTAATTGTTGGGGTTGGAGTATTTGTGTGTGTTGACGTAACTGTTATAGTAGGCGTCGGTGTAACGGTACTTGAAACACTTACTGTAGGTGTTATAGTGTTTGTAGGCGTTGCAGTCGGCGTTAAACCTTGAGTTACCGACGGCGTAGGTGTAATTGTAGATGTAGGTGTATTAGTAGGTGTACTCGTTGGAGTCGCTGTTGGTGTTTCAGTTGGTAAAGGAGTATAAGTAAAACTTACAAAAACAGGTAATCCTGTTCTGAAATTACTTACACTACCACTTGTTAAATTTAAATCAGGAGCATAAAATGTAACATAGGTAACTCCCGATTCAGAAACTATGTCTACTCCTGATGGATCACCACTATATGTAACACTTATACTATCTTGACAAAATGTAACAAAATATATAGTATTTTCTAAGTTATTGAAATATGTTTCTTGATTAGTTCCATAAGCATCAATCATTCCAAATAAACAAGTATCAAATGAATTTGGATCATAAGTGACATCACCTGAAATATCAAGAAAAACTATTGAATTATTTGTATCTGATGGTTGAGTAATAGGTGTTGATAATAAATTATATCTTATTCCTGTACAAGAACCAACTACATTTGTTGTAGTAGGTGTTGGAGTTGCTGTAGGCGTTAAACCTGGTGTAACCGTATGAGTAGGAGTTATACTTGGAGTAATCGTCACAGTTGGTGTTGGAGTTGGAGTTAATGTCGATGTTGCCGTAGGTGTTAATCCCGGAGTTACTGTCACAGTTGGTGTAACAGTAGGTGTAGGTGTATTAGTCGGAGTTGCTGATATGTCGATAGAACGTAAAAGATTAAAATCCTCAACGCAAGGTCCACCACATCCATATATATTAAAATTTGGCATTATCTCTGTAATATATTTATGATAAATATGAACATAATCTAAAGGTTGTTCATAATATTGTATTTGTTTTATGTTGAAACAACAAGTTCCTTCGTGAACTCCTCCCATTAAACTTGGACCACCTCCCCAAGATTGAACAAATGGTTGATATCCTCTTGTAGAAGGCACAATTTCAATCCAATTTTGTTTTTTGTAGATTGGGTTTCCATTTAAATAAATTTTTAATTCACCCATTCTATCTTGTAAACCATTCCACCACTTTAAATCTAAATTTTCTATTAATTCATATTTTTCAGTTTGTCCTGAAATAATTGCGTTAGGATCGTTGATTAAAGTTTTACCTGAAATCATATCGTTCCAACCCCCTCTGTTATTTACATCACAATAATCATAATGATTATATCTATTGAAAACAATCGAAATGTTGAAATCAGTAGTTAAACCTGAAGAACAAATTGTTGGTGTTTCATCTGTATCCACATAATAATCATAAGAATAACCATTTGTTGTATCACAATCACCAGAATATCTTACTGATACCCATCTTATTTTTCCTTCGGGTGTAAATTGAAATGAAAGATTATTGTCTGCATATTTTGATATGTCATCTTCACCTCTTACACCAAAATAATAAAATGTTCGTCCTTGAGACCAATCTAAACCCATTCTATTAAAAACAAAATCTAATGTCCACCCACTTTGTGTTCTTCTTTCTAAAATAGGGTCACAAAAATCATCACCTGAACCTGTATTAAACTCATAAGCCCAAGGTTTAACATTTAAAGCGTCAGGTTGAGGACAACAAGCTCCTGAATAATATGTGGTCGCTGTGAATGGTTCGATTGGGAAATCGGGAGTAGAACCTGTTAATGTCCATCCAGATACAACAGCAAATGAACTTTCACCATAAAACCATTTAGACTGAGGATAATTAACATTACCTGTGAAATATTGTGAATCTGTCCAAGGAGTTTTATTTGATTCCGCAAAAAATGGTGGGTTAATAAATTGACTTATCCCTAAAGGACAAGCAAATATCGAAGGAGTAAAACCTGAAATAATTTCAGATTCAGTAAAACCTGATAACAATGGATCAATAAAAAGGGAATCATTGTAATTTGAAATAATAAAATAATGAACTTCTCCTGTTATACCTATAAAAGTAAAAGTATCATTATTTAAAATAGTGTTTTCATATGATAAACCCCCAAAAGTATCGAAATAATTAATCCAATTAGCATAGTCAATTGTAAAAGATAAACCCGAATAGATATAACCTGAATCGTACGTGCGGTAATCAAATTCATTTATTGAAATAGTATTTATATTACAACTATATCCTGACATACTTTCATTAATTTTTAATGATGAATATGTAATAGGAGTATTAAAATTGATAACCTCAGTATCATAATCACCTTGAACTGGTGATAATTGATAATCGAATAATTCTGAATAATCTACCCTAA